CCTAAAAAGCAGAAGTTAGAGTTAAGGCTTAAAGATATGTTAGAGGGCAAGGTGGATGAAAAATATTATCTGTCTGATGACATAGTTAAAAGTTTTGTAGCAAGTGAGCAGTTTGAGAGAGAGAGAGGAAATGCAAAATCAATCCGTAGCGGCGGTAGAGGTAGCATCGACAGGCATTCATGGGACATCGTTGTTCAATAGTTAGCACAAACGAACTGATTAAAGCAGAGAGAGAGAGAGAGAGAGTAAGAACATGAGCGAAAACAGAAAGGCAGGTGAACAATCCAACATCCGTATTAGGAAATTAACTCCTAAAGAATGTTGGAGATTGATGGGTTTTTCTGATGAGGACTTTGAGAAAGCCAAACAAGTCAATAGCGATTCCCAACTGTATAAACAAGCCGGAAACTCCATTGTAGTAAATGTATTGATGGAAATATTCAGGGAGATGTTATGACATTACAAGAAAGAATAGACGAGATGTGCCGTCAGTTATTAACCACAAGACCCAAAAGCAAACAGAAGATCCGTGACCTTAAAAGGGGAATAGATCGAGCAGAACGCAAGAGAAGAAAAGAGAAACTGAAGAAAGAGGGAACAATTATTATCTAACTTGTAACGCATTACACAGATTATTAATTATTATGTTATTGTAAGAAACTAGCGAGGAATACCTATCCTCGCTTTTCTAACTATTCAGAGGGCAACGTTTTCTATCCCTTTCATTTCCGTTGCCCTTTATTATCATGAAGAAATACGCAGAATCGTTTTATAAATCAAAGGCATGGCAAGAGTGCCGCAACAGTTATCTAAAGTCTGTAGGCGGTCTGTGCGAGGATTGTCTGAAGCAAGGCAAAGTAGTTCCGGCTGAAGAAGTTCACCATATCAAATGGCTGAACGAATCCAACATACACGATCCTAATGTTACTTTGAATTGGAAGAACCTTGTCGCACTATGCCGTGAGCATCACAGGCAAAGACATGGAGCAAGACAGACTAGATATACGATTGATGAATGGGGAAGAGTCACACCGAAGTGATCCCCCATCGAGTTGGTGGGGTGGGGTCGCAAAAGACCGATTGCCCTACCTCAAAAAAACCAGACAAGCCGTTTCGCACGGTTTTTTGGAAAATTAAGGAGAGATATGGCGAAAATTGACAGAGTTCAAGAAGTTTCCATTGACTTGCTTCGACCTTACGAAAGAAACGCAAAGATACATGGGGAAGAGCAAGTAAAACAGATTGCAGAGTCAATAAAGGAGTTTGGTTTCATATCACCATGCCTAATTGACAAGGATTACAACATAATCGCAGGGCATGGCAGGGTTATGGCATCAAAATTGCTAGGATTACAGAAAGTTCCATGTCTTTTTATCGAGGGATTAACCGACACACAACGCAGAGCGTATATTTTGGCAGATAACCGCTTGACCGAGTTGGGCGAGTGGGATTTTGACAAGGTTCAGTTTGAACTACATGAATTGGCTGATATGGATTTCAATATTGATCTGACTGGCTTTGAACTTGAGGAGTTTAAGGATTCTAAAGAGATTGTCGAGGACGATTACACAGAGGAAAACATTGAACCAAGAGCAAAGCTAGGTGATCTTTATCAGCTTGGGAACCACAGGCTTATATGTGGTGATAGCACAGATGTTTCTGTCATTGATAGGCTTATGGATGGGGTAAAGGCTAAACTACTTCTGACAGACCCTCCTTATGGCATAGATGTTGTCAAAGGCAATAAGGTTGGAGGAGATAAATCCTTTGGTAAAGTAGGTGGTGGAAATATCGTAAAGAGCAAAACCTATTCTGCCATAATTGGTGATGATACAACCGATACAGCAAGGGCAAATTATGATGTTGCTTTGACTTGTACAGAAAATCAGATTATTTTCGGAGGAAATTATTTCACAGACTTTTTACAGCCGTCAAGGTGTTGGATTGTGTGGGATAAGCAGAACACAGGAAATTTTGCTGATGCAGAACTTGCGTGGACTTCTTTTGATAAAGGTGTAAGGTTATATCATTTCTTGTGGAATGGCTTATGCCGTGAGGGTAGCAGAGAAGTAGAAGGCAAAACAAGAGTACATCCGACACAAAAGCCTGTCGGTATGCTTGCAGATATATTGAAAGACTTTTCAGAAGAAAATGATGGCATTCTTGACTGTTTCGGCGGTAGTGGTAGCACACTAATAGCCTGTGAACAGTTAAATAGAAAATGCTATATGGTGGAACTCGACGAACATTATTGTGATGTAATAATTGATCGTTGGGAGAACTTCACTGGCAAAAAGGCGGTGAAAATATGATTGAAAAAGTAAATCCTAGTCATCCAGACAAATTGGCTGACAGAATCGCAGGTGCTATCGTTGACCTGTGCTACACAAAAAACGAAAATCCAAAAGTGGCGGTCGAAGTCCTTTTGGGGCATGGGAACTGCCATATTATTGTCGAAACATCCGAAACAATCACCGAGGAAGAGGTAGAATCGATTTTAAGGCGGTTTTCAGGCGATTTAACGCTTGATTTGCAAGTTGTCGAACAAGACAACCACCTCGCACAAAATCAAGCAGAAAAGCCACGGTGTGGGGACAATGGAATCTTCAAGGGTGTTCCGCTTACTCAAGAGCAGAAGGACCTGTCAACGATAGCAAGGATCTTATATGGCAAATATAAGAGCGATGGCAAATACATCCTGGACGGAGACAAGCTTATCATCTGCCAAAGCAATGCCAAAACCGAAGATATAAGAGAAATGTTCCCAACCGCCATCATTAACCCTTTGGGATATTGGACAGGCGGTACGGATGTCGATTCAGGAGCAACAAACCGCAAACTTGGATCAGATATGGCTGATTCTGTAACAGGTGGCGGTTTGCATGGAAAAGATCTGTCCAAGGCCGATGTGAGCGTGAATATATACGCATTCTTAAAAGCACAGGAGACAGGAAAAGAAGTGAACCTCTGCTGTGCGATTGGAGATGATGAAATAGACGGCAGACCATATTCGGAAATCGTTGAGATTGCAAGAGAATACATCAAGAGCATAGGCGGTTTTGAAAAGTTTGCCGAGTGGGGTCTGTACTGATGGCAAAATTAACGCTTCAAGAACAAGCCAACGAGGTATTGGCACAGGCAGAAGAAAAGGGAGTACAAACAAACTTCTTTTTTGTTACCACCTTTAAACGATACCAAGTTCAAATGAAGATCCTGAACGATCTGGAAAAAGAAATAAACGAACTGGGTGCGACAGTTTCCAAAGAATATGTCAAAGGCAGAAAGAATGTCTACACGAATCCGGCAATAACCGAATACAACAAAACGGCAACCGCAGCGAACGGAACGGTCGGCACCTTGATGAGTATTTTGAAACAGCTGACGAACGATGAAAACGGAGATGAGCAACAGTCAAAGATCGAAAAATTCCTCAAAGAATTTAGAGATGAATAACTGCATCTATGAGTATTACCAAAAGATAACAGACGGAAGCATCACCACAGGCAAATACATAAAGCATTGGTACGAATACATCGTAAAGGGGATGCAAAACAAATCCTTCTACTTCAACAAGAAAAAAGCAGACAAGGTGATCAAGTACATCGAGAACTATTGTCATCATCATGAAGGTGAGTTAGCACCGAGCCTTGTAAAACTTGAACTTTGGCAGAAGGCTTTTATATCCGTGATATTTGGGATCGTTGATGAAAACGGTCTGCGACAGTTTAGAGAAGTCTTGCTAGTGGTTGGACGGAAATGCGGTAAAACATTACTCGCTGCCGCCATCGCTGATTATGTGACCTTTTGTGACGGAGAGTACGGTGCGAGGATTTATTTCTGTGCCCCAAAACTCGAACAGGCACGGCTTTGCTATGATGCGTTCGTCCAAATGGTTGGACAAGAGCCGGAGCTTAATTCTCTATCGAAAAAGAGAAGAACCGACATCTATGTCGAATCGTTTAACACATCGATCCAACCGTTGGCATTCAATGCCAAGAAGAGCGATGGCCTAAATCCACATTTAGTGGTCTGCGATGAGTTTGCTGCGTGGCAAGGTGACCAGGGTTTAAAACAGTACGAAGTATTAAAATCCGCTTTAGGTGCAAGAAAACAGCCGATGATCCTCTCGATCAGCACCGCAAACTATGTGGAAGGTTTATACGATGAGCTTTTGAAAAGAGGAACGGCTGTCCTAAACGGAACGAGCAAGGAAACAAGGCTCGCTCCTTTTATTTATCAGATTGATGATGTCAACAAGTGGAACGAAATCAATGAGTTGCAGAAATCGATGCCGAACCTTGGTGTAAGTGTTTCGGTTGACTATATGCTTGAAGAAATCGCAATTGCTGAAGGATCTCTGTCCAAGAAAGCCGAGTTCCTCACCAAATATTGCAACATCAAGCAGAATTCCTCTGTAGCGTGGTTGGACGCACAAACCATCGAAAAATGTGTGAATAAGCCTTTGAAATTAGAGGATTTCAAAGATTGCTATGCCGTCATGGGCATAGATTTATCTCGCACAACCGACCTTTCCTGTGCGGTCTTATTGATTGAAAAGAATGGGGTTATCAACACATTCGCAAGGTTCTATCTGCCTACAAACAAGATAGAAGAAGCCACGGCAAGAGATGGACTTCCATACAAAGCGTTCATCCAACGTGGTTTTTTATATCCGTCTGGGGAAAACTTCATCGACTACCAAGACATATTCAGTTGGTGCAGAGAACTGATCGAGAAATACAAAATCTATGTGCTGGAGATAGGCTATGACCGTTACTCCGCACAGTATCTCGTTAGTGATCTAAAGAACTACGGATTCCACACGGACGATGTCTACCAGGGAACAAACCTGTCCGGCATCATCAGAATGACCGAAGGGTATATGAAAGACGGCAAGATCAACATCGGTGACAACGATCTGTTAAAGGCACACTTCTATAACTCCGCTTTAAAGATAAATGCAGAGAACGAACGATGCCAATTGGTAAAGGTCGAACCGAGACAACACATCGATGGCATGGCATCCTTCTTGGATGCGATGTGCATGAGAGACAAATATTGGAACGAAATTGGTCGGCAGCTGACCAACGAAAGGAGAACTTAATGGGACTCATGAGTTGGCTCTTTCCTAAAGAAGAGCCTGTCAAACTTAAAAATACAGAACAGTTCAAATTGCTGACCGCATACGAGCCGATCTTTCACGATCACATCGGAAGCGTGTATGAGTCAGCTTTAGTTAGGTCAGCCATCGAAGCAAAAGCGAGACATATCTCCAAATTAAAAGTGGAGTTACAGGGCGAAGCACAGCCGAACCTCAAAGCGAAGATGAAACATAAGCCGAACGATTGGATGACATATCCACAGTTTTTGGCGAGATGCTCAACGATCTTGGATTGCACGAATAATCTTTTTATTGTTCCTGTCCAGGATGAGTATTTGCAGACGATTGGCTTTTTCCCTGTTCTGCCGGAGCGTGTTTCGTTAGTAGAGGACAAAAAAGGCAAGCTGTGGCTGAAGTATAGATTTCTAAATAATCAAACAGGGATCGTTGAGTTCGACAGATGTGCCTATTTGAACAAACACCAATTCAAGAGTGATTTCTTCGGCGAGTCTAATCATGCTTTAAAGCCAACAATGGATTTGATCGCTATTAACGAACAAGGCATCGAGGAAGCGGTCAAAAATAGTGCGAACTATCGCTTCATTGCTCGTGTTTCAAATTTCACTTCGCCAGAGGATCTAGCTGAAGAACGGCAAAGGTTCAGTAGGGAGAATTTGAGATCCGAGAACGGCAATGGCGGTCTGTTATTGTTCCCTAACACCTATACAGACATTAAACAGTTAGAGAACAGTCCATATACACCAGACGATAAACAGATGGACTTGATCAAGAATAATGTCTTCGATTACTTCGGTGTCAACGAAGATATTATCCAAGGGAAAGCCGAGTCCGACCAATTGGATGCGTTCTTTAATTCCGCTATCGAACCGTTTGCGATTGCGTTAAGTGAAGCCTTATCTAAAGCCATTTACAGTGAACGTGAACGTAGTTTTGGCAATCACGTTTATGTCAATGCGAACCGACTCCAATATATGTCACAGACGGCAAAAGTTACTGTAGCAAGGGATTTGGGCGATAGAGGAATCTTAACGATCAACGAAATCAGAGAATTATTCAATTACGCACCATTGCCGAATGGTGATGTTGCATACATTAGGGGCGAGTACAAGCCAATAGAAGAAAGCGAGGTCACAGATGACGGAAGCAATGAAGAAGAAAATTGACCAAGGTAGAGAATACAGAAAAATGCTTCTTGAAGTTAGGGAAGCAGAAGACACCGACTATATGGTTAGTGGCTACGCTACCACGTTCGATGAACCATATGTTTTATACGGCATCGGCGATGGCAAGGTAGTGAAAGAGCAGGTATCAAGAAACGCATTTGACAACACGGACAGAGCGGACACCATCATGCAATTTGATCACGAAGGAGTTGTCTTTGCTCGTTTATCTAATGAAACATTGAAACTGACCGTGGATGACCATGGTCTTTTTGTTGAAGCCTATTTGGGCGGTACTGCGAATGGTAGAAACCTTTATGAAGAAATAAAGGGCGGCTACATAAATAAGATGTCTTTCGGTTTTACTGTTACGGATGATGATTTGACCGAAGCCGATTATGGTTACTTAAGGACTATTAAGGCAATCGGCAAATTGTACGATGTATCAGCAGTTTCAATTCCGGCAAATGACTATACCGAGATTTCGGCAAGAAATCACATTGATGGAGCAATCGATGTGATCGAAGCGGAGAGACTTCGCCTTGAGAATGAACGGAAAGCACTTGCGGAAAAGAGGGAGTCTCTTGAAACACGCTTAAAGGCATTAAGAAAGGACTAAACATGGAAGTAAAAGAAATGCAGATGTCCGACATTGAGAAGAGATCGGCAGAAATCGAAGAACTGCTGAAGTCTGATGATGCCGACATCGATTCCTTAACGAAAGAGGTCGAGGAGTTAGAGAACCGCAAGGCTGAAATCCTCACCGAAGTCGAAGCAAGGAAAAAGGAAATGGAAGAAGCCTTAAAGTCTTCCAAAGAAGTTGAGGTCATTGAGACCGAAGAAAGGAAAACAACAATGGATAAAGAATTCCGCAATTCTAAAGAGTACATCGATGCCTTTGCAGAATATGTAAAGGGTGATGATCGTGAAATGAGAGAATTGCTCACTACTCATGCAAATGGAACAGTCGAAGTTCCAGACTATGTTTCTGATCGTATTAGAACCGATTGGGAAAATCTGCCGATCCTGTCAAGAGTAAGAAAAGTCTCTATCAAGGGCGACTATACTGTGCAGTATGAAGCATCCGCAACAGGTGCAGTTAAGCACACCGAGGGCGATACGAGACCAAGCGAGGAGGTTCTCGAACTTGCAAGTGTCAAATTCATCTCTGAATACTACAAGAAATGGATAAAAGTTAGTGACTCCGTTCTCGCTTTAAGAGGGGAAGCATTCCTCGATTATCTCTTAAGAGAATTTGAACATCAGATCGGCTTAGCGTTAGAAAATGCTATCGTTGCAGAAATCAAAGCATCTCCGTTAGCTGCAAAGGTTACCAATCCGATCGACAATACCGCAGTCATGGCGGCTTTCGCACAGTTAAGTGATGAAGCTGCTAATCCTGTTGTCATCATCTCCAAAGCGAACTACGCAGCTATCATGAACGAAAGAACAACCGCCGGAGCAAAGATCGAAGATCCGTTCAACGGTTTGGAAGTCCTGTTCAACAATACTGTACAGGGTGTGCTCGTTGGCGATCTGAGTGGCGTTGAAGTCAACTTCCCAGATGGCTATGACTTCAAGTACATCATCGACAACACGACCTATGCGGAACACGATTTAGTCAAGATCGTTGGCAAAGTCATGGCAGCTATGCACCTCGTTCAGCCGAACGGCTTCGCAGTTGTATCTGCATCCTAAACTATGAGAGTAAAAATCACAAAGCCATGTGTTATTGAAGTCCTTCCCAATTCCATCGTTGAGATTTCGGACAGGCAGTTGAAGTTCTTAAAGGCTGACTATTTCGAGATCGAAGAGAAGAAAGAAGTGCCGGAAAAAGCACACAAAACAACAAGAAAGGCGAAGAAATAATCTTCGCCTTTTGTAAGGAGTAAGTATGAACACAATAATTGAAAAAGTTAGACTTGCCCTGCGTATCGTTACCACAGATTTCGACAACGAGATCGAAGACCTCATCAACTCCTGTTTACAAGATTTAGGAATTGCCGGAATAACCGAAACAGACACCACAAACCCACTTTTAATTAGAGCCATCATTACATACTGCAAAATGAACTTCGGTGACGAAACCGAAGCGAGTTATGACCGCTTAAAGGCATCCTATGATGAACAGAAAGCACAGATGTCGATGGCAACAGGCTATACCGATTGGTTACGATGAAAAAGAGTGATGTGGCTTATTTGATCGTTGAAACCTATACGCAGAACCAATTCGGTGTGATGGTTAAAGATACGATCAAACATAAAATATACGTTAAGGTATCTTCGGTAAACGGACAGGAATGGTTTGAGGGTGGACGGAATGGATTGAATCCACAGTACAGATTTATCACTTTTGCTCATGACTATCATGGGGAAAAAGTGGTCGAGTACAATGGTGTGAACTATTCCATTTACAGAACCTATCAGACCAACGTGGATGAAATAGAACTTTACGCAGAGTTAAAAAAGGGCAATGAGTAAAAAAGTCGGTGTGCTTAATCTGCGGAATTCAATTTCCGCAATGTATATGAAGTATGGTACGCTCGTTAGCACAGTTATAGACGATGCCATGAAAGAAGTCGCAAGAGAATCGACAGAGGACTTAAAAGCCGTCCGCAGATTCTCCCAAAACGGAAATCCTAGCGGCGAATATTCAGCAGATTGGACTTGGAAAATCGAACCTGCAAAAAGGTGGATAAGAAAAGTAGTTGTCTATAACGATGAGCATTACAGATTAACTCATTTATTGGAAAGCGGTCATAGTAAGTATTTATGGGGCAGACCGACAGGGCAAACTGTAAGAGGTTATGAGCATATCAAACCGATTAACGATAAAGCACAGGAACATTTTGAAGCGGCAGTTGAAAGAAGAATTCAAGAGATAGGAGCGGATCAAGTATGACATTTCAAGACATAGCACAAATGATTGAAAGTATGGGTCTGCCTTATACTTATGACACGTTCCCAAACAATGCCGCACCTCTTCCCCCATATATTGTGTTCAACTATCCAGACAGAAACGATTTCGGTGCGGATGATATAAATTACTCCAAGATCGGCATTTTAAATCTTGAGTTATACACCGCATCAAAAGACTTCAATCTTGAAAAGACAGTAGAAGACATTCTCGCCGAGAACGGCTTCTATTACGAAAAATCTGAAGCATTCATTAATAAGGAACAGTTGTTCCAAATTACATATGTAATGCAGTTTGTTATTAAGGAGTAAAAATGGCTAATAAAATCAAATACGGAATCAGTAAATGTTATTACTCCGTTATTACCTACACAGGCGATACACCGAGTTATGCCGCTCCTGTGGCTCTTCCTGGAGCGGTCAGTTTATCTGCTGACGCACAGGGCGATACAAACACTTTCTACGCTGACAATATCGCTTATTTCACATCCACCGCAAACAACGGCTACCAAGGCGATCTTGAATTAGCCTTACTGCCGGATTCATTTAGGGTTGATGTTTTAGGCGAAGTCCTCGACACCAAAGGAATGTATGTTGAAAAGGCAAATGTTCCTACAGTTGAGTTTGCTCTTCTGTTCCAGTTTGAGGGCGATGAATCCGCTACAAGGCATTGTCTGTACAGATGCACCGCATCAAGACCTGCGACAAGCGGAAGCACGAAAGAAGAATCAATCGAGCCACAGACCGAAACTATCACGATCACGGCTATGCCTAGGATCACGGATGAAGTAGTCAAATCACGTTGTCCGTCAACGGCTACAGTTTACGCTGATTGGTTCACGGCGGTAACCGAGCCAACCGCATAATTAAATATGGAGAAAATCATAAGTATTGGCGGCAAGGATGTTGGCTTCAAGGCTACCGCCTCGACAGTAAAACGATACAGACAGAAGTTTAATCGTGACCTGTTCAAAGACATTCAATGTATCATCCCAAAAGTGAACGAGCAATCCGTAGGAGCGGATGAGTTAGAGTGCTTCATGAATATTGCCTACATTATGGCATGGCAGTATGACAACACTATCCCATCTGATCCAGATGAGTGGCTCGATCAGTTTGAAATGTTCAGCGTTTATATGATTCTCCCTCAAATTATTGAGTTGTGGGGATTGAATGCTGAACAGTTGGAAAAACCTAAAAAAAAAGCAGAGCAACAGAGCGGCAAATGAGTACCGCTCTGTTTCTTTTGCGTTGTACGGAATTAGGCTTATCAATGGCTGACCTCGATGATTTAAGCGTAGGTATGGTCAATGATATGTTTATCGAGAAGTCGAACGATTCCTATGATTGGAAAGAGTTAGCATCACAGGAAGACTTCGACAAATTTTAAGTGAGGTGAATAATGGCAGGGAATAGAATCAAAGGTATCACCATCGAGTTAGGTGCTGATATACAACCATTAAATAAAGCCTTAAAGGATGTAGACTCTTCCTTAAAAAACACACAGAACCAATTAAAAGATGTAAACAAACTACTAAAACTAGACCCTACGAATGTCGAACTGTTAAAGCAGAAACAAGACTTGCTGAAACAGGCAACGGCAGACACGAAGACTAGATTAGATGAGTTGAATAAAGCATTGGAGCAGATGCAGAACGCTCCTAATGCGAGTGAAACAATAGAACAACAGAATGCATTAAAGCGTGAGATTATCGAAACCGAGAACGCTCTTGAATCTTACAACGAGCAGTTAAGCAAGAGTAATGTAACGCTTAACGTGATTTCCGGAAAGTCTGAAGAGGTAGCAGAAAAGACAAAGAAGTTATCAGCCGCCGCCGCAGGGTTAGCAGGGGCGATGATTGGGAATGCTATTGCTATGGCTTCTACGGCTGATGATCTAAACACTTTGTCGCAACAGACAGGACTTACTGTCGAAGAAATCCAAAAGATGCAGTACGCATCAGATGTGGTCGATGTTTCCGTAGAGCAGATGACAGGGTCAATACAAAAAATGACCAAGCAGATGTCATCGAGTCCTAAAGCCTTTGAGGAATTAGGGGTAAGCATCTACGATGCGAATGGAAACATGAGGGATGCTACCGATGTATGGTACGAATCGTTAGAAGCCTTATCAAAGATAGACAACGAAACCGAACGAGATGCCAAATCGATGGAGATATTCGGTAAATCTGCAATGGACATGGCAGGGATCATCGATGATGGCGGAGCATCCCTTAAAGCGTTAGGAGACGAAGCCGAAGACCTAGGCTTGATAATGGGTCAAGACATGGTCGATGATGCCAATGAGTTACAGGATGCTATCGACAAGATGAAAGGCAGAACCACTCAAGCATTCGCAAAAATGGGTGCATCCCTTGCGAGTAGTTTAGTCCCTATGTTCGACAAACTTTTAGTTGTAGTCACTAAAGTTGTAACGTGGTTCTCTAATCTGGACGGCAAGACACAGAAGTTAATAATAGCGATATTAGGATTGATCGCCGCTATCTCTCCTGTGGCTTCGTTATTCTCCAAAATCACCACTCTTGCAAGTGGTTTGAGTAGTGCGATAGCATTTATGGCTTCGCCTATGGGTGCAGTAGTAATTGCGATTGGAGCGGTGATAGCTGCAGGGGTCGCTCTGTATAAGAATTGGGACACGATAAAGCAGAAAGCAAGTGACTTATGGTCATCTATCACAGGAACATTCGATAACATAAAAAACACTATCAGCGAAAAGATAAATGCCGCAAAGGAAGCCGTCAGCAATGCTATTGAACGAATCAAAGGCCTGTTTAAGTTTGAATGGTCATGGCCAAAGATAAAGTTGCCACACTTCCGCATTAGTGGCGGTGTGTTCCCTTATGGTTTATTCAATAAAGGTACTTTACCTAAAATCGATATAGATTGGTATGCCAAGGCAATGAAGAATGGTATGGTTCTAAACAATCCAACTATTTTCGGTGCGATGAATGGGAAACTATTAGGCGGTGGAGAAGCCGGAAGCGAGACCATTGTCGGCACGAATAGTTTAATGAACATGATTCGACAGGCATCCCAAGGCACTACATTAAACGGCGATATTGTAATCAACATGAACGTACCGCAGGGTGCTAATGGAAAACAGTTAGTCGACCAGATCGAAAAGGAATTGTCATTAAGATTGATGCGTAGGAGCGAGGTCTTTTAATGAAACATGAATTTTATGTAAATAACACTCCATTAAGCAATTATGGGGTGTATTGGGATGGATCGCAGTTATTCGACAAGCCGAGCAAGGATGTGACTTTCTTTCCTGTTCCTGGAAGAAACGGCGATCTCTTTTCTGACAATCAGCGTTTTAACAATATCAATATCACTATTAAGTGCTATATCAAAAGCAACTTTGTTGAGAACTTTGAAAACCTTACTAATTTCCTGTACTCAATCAACGGATATGCGGAACTGACCAACACGCAAGAACCAAATTACATACGTTTGGGTCAGTTGGTGGATGCTATTCAGCCACAGACCGAACAGTTTAACGAAAGCGGTGCTTTTGAATTGGTGTTCAACTGTCAGCCGCAGAAGTATATCAAGAACAACGGCAATTTAAGTTATCAAATTTCTACTTCTAATATAAGCGGAATGTTTCCTAGGTCTTCAGAAATTGTTCAGCAGTTGTTCTCTAAAATCCCTGCGTTGTATATTCCTAACGATGAAATGTTTATCTTTATGGATTTAGCGGCAATTAGCGGAGCATATGTTGGAAACTTCACGCAAATAAATGCAAGTTGGAGCGGTGGCAATGACTTCTTCATGTTGTTCACGATTGATGTGGATAGAACATTTGACGATCCTAGTTTGCTCAATGTCATTGCTTATGACAATGTATCATTAGTGAATAAGTCGGTGACCATTGGATCATCGACCACAGACGGCATCCCTTATGTCATGTTTGGGTTTAGGAATAGCGGAACAGTTCCTGTCACATTGAATTTCAACGGCACGGCAAAATCAAGAACTTACAACGCAAATGAAATTCATGAGATTGGTGTGAATGGGGCAACAGGAAACAAATTTAAAACCTTGAATCTGTACTATGGTGCAATAAGCCAAGACTTTGGTGATAGCGGCAATATGCTCTATCTGTACAGAGAAGTCAACGGCGAATTAGTTGCCGCAGGGTATATAAAAACGAGATTTGACAGATTAGGCGCTGACGGCTACAGTTCATTACTGTACAGATACAGAAAAGTCTATTCAAATATCGGTGTTGCATCAGAAGTCATAAAAATCAGCATCGATTTAGATCAGCTGGAAGCCGTCATTGCCGAAGCAAATAATCTGCCGGAAATGAACATCAACGATTACGTTGAAATTGTCGGCGATCTGCAAGGCATCGGCAGACTTTACGCTATCGGTGCAGATGGGCAGGGCTTCGGCGGTTTAATGTCATATGAATACAATGTTGAGGGGTGGCGAGTATGATCCCAAGGTTGTTCAGAAGCGATGCCACACAATTCAACTCGTTGGGTTTGGGTGCGTTATCTAAAACTGTTTCATGCCAAGTCACCGAATCTATCAATGGCGAGTATTATCTTGAAGCCACAGTTTTAAACGATGATAAGCATATCAACGATGTGCAGATAGGCAATATCATTGCCGTCAAACCGAACGCAACAGATGGGTATCAAGCCTTTGTAATTGAATCCGTAACGAAGACCATCGACAATCTTGTAAATATTTACGCAACACACATTGCACAGTATAGGGCGAAACTGATTCCTGTTTCGCCTTTTACTGCCAATACGTTAGCCGATGCGTTGGTAGCGATCAAGAACAATTCTTTAGAAACAAATCCCTTTACTTTAACCACGAATAAAACTGTCAGTTCAAAAATGGTAGTAAGCGTTCCTTATTCCATGAGGGAATTGATGGGTGGAGTTGAGGGGTCTTTGATTG